GGCAGGCGCATGTCGGGCTCGGTCAGGAGCCGGCCCTTGTCCTTGGGCGAGTCGAGCCGCTCGACCACGGGCGCGATGGTGCTGCCGATGGTGCAGACGATCGTGCCGCCGCGCACGAAGCCGTCCTTGAGCCCGACGCCCTCGCCGGTGGCGAGCTGGACGCGGGCGTTGAGGCGCATGGTGACGCCGGCGCGCTGCATCTTCTCCCGGGCGAACTCGCGCAGGGGCGGGCTGATCTCGGGCAGGAGCTGGTCGCGCGAGTGGATGAGGGTGACGGTGATGTCTTCCTCGCGGATGTGGCGGAAGAAGCGGACGCTGCCGCGGACGAGGTCGTTGATCTCGCCGGCGGCCTCGACGCCGCTGTAGCCGCCGCCGACCACGATGAAGGAGAGGTACCAGCGGCGCTTCTCCGCGTCGTCGCAGACCTCGGCCCGCTCGAGCTGTTGGAGGACCTGGGTGCGGAGCACGGCGGCGTCGCCCACGGTCTTGAGCGGGTGGGCGTGGTCGGCCATGCCGGGGACGACGTTGAGGTTGGACACGTTGCCGCAGGCGAGGACGACATGGTCGTAGCCCATGTGGCGGGGCGAGCCGTCGTGGCCCTCGAACTCGACCTCCCGGGCGGCGAGGTCGACGCGCTGGACCTCCTCGGTGCGGCAGATGACGCCGGGCAGGAGCTGGCGGAGCGGGACGATGACGTCCTGGAGGTTGAGGGAGGACCCGACCGCATCGGCCAGCAGGGGGCTGAACACGAGGTGGTTCTCGCGGTTGAAAAGGACGATCTCGGCGTCGCCGGCCCGGAGTTCGCGGCGGAGGGTCTGGGCGCACTTCACGCCGCCGAATCCCCCGCCCACGATGATGATGCGTTTCGGCTCCATGGGGCGTCCGGGGGGACAGTCTGCGGGCGGGCAAGCGCTTGGCAATGGCGGTCTTGGGCGGGAAGGGGATTTGCCGTTGACCGCAGCGCGGGGCCCCCCCTTATTCGCCCTCCCTTGGTCACTGGAGAGGTGGCAGAGTGGTCGAATGCGCGCGCTTGGAAAGCGCGTATACCGCAAGGTATCGGGGGTTCGAATCCCCCCCTCTCCGCCATTTTCCTGGCGCGAAGACCAAGGGGCCCCTGGGTGCCGGGATTTGCCGGCTATTGTAAATTCCGGCGGGGTTTAAGAATAATTCCGGAAGGTTTAATAATCGGGCCCGGTCCGGCGGGCGCGGGAGGGCTGTAGATTGGCCCGGTTCAGGCGTGTGGGAGGAGCTTTGCAAGCGGCCCGAAGGCGCGTTGCAAGGCCCGCAAAAGCCGCCTCGGGACGCCCCACCATTCCGCCCAGGAGTGCACGTCCGGCAGTATGCGGTTGAGGGCTCGGCGGCGGCGGGAGCAGGCGCTGCAGCCGGCCAGGGGGAGGGTCAGGAGGCGGGTGCGGAGGAGGGGGGTGAGGAGGGCGGCCAGGGCGGGATCGGGGGGGGTGCGGCGGCCGGGGGGGCGGTGGGCGAGGGAGTCCAGCCAGCGGGCGATGGGCTTGGCAAGGCGCTCGACCAGGTCGCCGAGGCCTCGGGGGTCGATCTGGACCGCTTTGCGGCCGGCCGGCCGCGAGGCTCCGGGGACCGGGCCGGCGAGATCCGGGCGGACGATGCGGGTGCGGCGGGATAGGAGGTGGCCCATGGAGGTCAGGTGATGTCCTCGACGGAGCAGTTGGCGGCCCAGGTCTCCCAGCCTGCCTCAGAGGGGACATCGATCCAGTCGGTCTCCTCGCCCTCGACATCGGCGAGGATGGTGCGCTCCTCAAGGGCGTAAAACACAGCAGGCCCGGCACTGCCCAAAACCCGGCGAACGAAGCGTACGGTGACCTTGTAGGTGTTGCCGGGGACTGCCGTCCAACTGGCCTTCACGCGCTGCTGGCGGAAGGCGAACTCGAACACCCCCGCTCCTCGGCTCACGCGGAAGGCCGAGCAGGCCGCGCAGCCGCTGAGGCAGGCCGACCAGTCTCCCACTGCAGCAGCCGCTCGGGCCTCGGCGTCAGCGTCGGTGTCTTCCTCAGTCAGGACCTCAGAAAACGTGCCCTGAAGGCGGCCGTAGTCGCCTCCTCCGAGGTCCTCACATTCGTCTGTGCCCTTAATGGCCCGCTCTGTCGCCTCAAGGGTCTCATCGGAAAGACCGTCGTAGCTGGCAGTGGCCGGTCCTCCCAACTGCTCGTCACCGCCCGCCGAGAGCGGGAAAACCCCGGAAAGGGCCTTGTGGCGGGTTGATTCGTCCGCCTCGGTGAGCACGCAGTCTTCGGCGCCATACTCCTGCTCGAGGTCCCAGACATCGCGGAGCAGCTCGGTGGGCGAGGCGAGGCCCACATACATGCGATGAGTCGTCGGGTCGCCCGTGATCCAGCTAGAGCCGTTGAAGCTCTGCATGCCCATGTCGAAATACTTTCGCCCCTCGCCGTCGACTGCCGGCGAGATTGGATCCGTGCTGAAGCTGGACAGGCTTTGTCCGAGAATCAGGCCGCCGCTAAACCAGCGACTCCAGAGCTGGCCTTGGTTGGGGTCGCCGTCCTTGGTGACGTTGAGGATATAGTTGCCGTCGCCTTGGTCTGCAGCATTGACGGAAAAGCAGAGGCTGTGACCGCCTGGTATCGCCTCAGTGGCGGGAAATGCTGTGCAGAATGTGCCGCTGTTGTTCGGCTCTGAGGGGTTTGGGCAGCCGGCTACCTCCCAGAGGCCACGGTACAGGGTACCCGAGCGAACGCGTCGCCGGTACAGCTTGGGTGGGAGGGAGGCGACGAACTCCTCGAAGCCGCAGAGCTCCGCGTCCCCGGCGCGGGATTCGCAGGTCAGCGAGCAGGCGATGCCGCCGCAGTCGCAGCCGGTGAGCTGGGGGCACTCACAGCACTGGCCACCGTTGCCGGCGATCTGGAGGGCGCACATGGGTCAACCGGCTTTGTAGACGGTGACTTGGGTCTGCACACCATCCAGGCAGTAGGGGATCGAGACGGCCTCGCCGCTGGGCTTCGAGGGCTGGGCGCTCGTGGGCGGGCGGGCGGCTTCGGGGTTGGGCTCGCGGTCGATCTCGGGGACGGTCGGGTCGCCGCCGCCGAAGCCGTCGATGCCGGGCTCGGTGGCGGCGTCGTCGAGGCCTTCCGAGCCGTTGTGTTGCTTCTGGGCGAAGTCGGTGAGCGGGGGGCGCTGCTGCCAGTAGCGCTGGAGCTCCACGAAGTCCTGCGGGCTGAGGTGCTCGGGCGGGCCGAGGGTCACGACGGTCTCGCCGGTATCGAGGCGCTCTTCGGTTTGCTGGACGACGGCGGCCATGGTCTCCCAGGCAGTCTTGCCGCCGGTCAGGTTGAGCTTCGAGCCGGGCAGGAGGGTGCCGCTGCACTCCTGCTCCTTGAGCATGAGCTCGCCGGAATAGTGGAGCCCGCCGACCGCGGCGAAGTAGGAACTGGCCAGACCGGAGGGGACAGACTCGGGGCTGGACGTGCCCTGGCCGCCGAGGGCGATGGTCGCGAAGATGACGCGACGGCCGGAGGTGACGCCGGCGGTCTGACGGGTCTCGCGCGTGTAGCTGCGGCCGTCCCCGAGATCGACCTCAGTCGTCTGAAAAACGAAAACCACTCCGCGGGCCTTGATCTCGTTGCGGGCGCGGAGCGACGACAGGCCGCGGATCTGGTTGGCGTCGCCGATGGCGAGGGAAACCGTGGAGAGGTTGGCGCGGCGGCGGATCTTGAGGGCGGGGGTGGCGGTGGAGTAGTCGAACCAGGCGACGGAGTCGGGGACGATGTCGAGCATCCGGTTGATCGCGGCCGCGCAGGTGATGTCGCGGGCCTCCGAAAGCGGCGGGGCGTTGAAGCTGTCCACCGTGGACAGGGTGAACAGGTTCCCGCCCTGGAAGCGCGCCCAGCTCACGATATTGGTGATCTGCTGGTCGATGCTGATCTTCCGGCCCCAGACATTCTGGCCGAGGACAACGCGCGACGACAGGAAAGCCAGGAAGCCGGCGAAGGTCGGGTTTTTGATGATGTACGGCTGCTGATAGATTATGTCCTCGAGCGCCTGCCAGGGGCCGACGATGCGGCAGGCGTGGCCCTCGCCCTCGGCGGAGGCGCCGACGATGCAGTCCTCGAAGAGGCCCGAGAAGTAGCGCACGTCGCCGCGCCAGAGGGTGGCGGGGGTGTCGAAGGTGAACGGGTCGGCTCCGAGGACATCGGACGCGGGGACGACGAACTCAAGCGAGTCCACGCCCCGGTTGACGCGGCGCAGAACGGGGTTGCGGATACCCCAGTCGCGGAGGAGGCGCCGATCGCCGGCGACCTCGAGCTGCCAGATCGTGCTCATCAGCCGCCTCCGGTGGAGTTTTGGCGGGAGGACTTGAGCTGGCTATCGAGCTTGCGAGTGCTCGAGCGCTCCATTTCCAGCGCCTTGCCGATCTCCTTGTAGAGTGCATCACGCTCAGCAGCCACGGAGGAGAACTCCGCAGAGATGAAGTTCGCCTCGGTCCCGCGCGAGGCCTGCAGTTGCCCACCAAGGTCAGCCAACCTCTGATCCAGGCTCTCCGCACGCGTGCGGCCGGCGCCCACGTCAAAGGGCTTCTCCGCTTGCGCGCGCGCCGTTGGTCTCACTGGGGTGCGGGACAAGGTATCCAGCCGGATAGCGCCGACCTCCCTTTGCGAGGTCGCGTCGTAGGAAGCCTCGAAGGCACGCTGTTCGATTTGTGAGGCCTGGCGGGCGACCTCGTCACGCGACGCGATGGCCTCTTGGTAGGCCTTGTCGGCGGCCAGAGCGTTCTGGCGCGCGACAATCGCCTCGCGGGAGGTATTGGGAATCCGGCGATAGTTGCGGTCTGTGGTGTACTTAACGGCCTCCGCGTTGGCGGCCGCCTCGTCGCGCTTTTGCTTGGCCGCGCTGACGGCCGCATCAGCGGAGGAGACTGCCGCGCGGGCCTCTGTCGCGCGGCGGTCGATGTTGCCTGACCTCAACGCGGCATTGTCGATTCCGCTCTGGATCTCGTCGGCGGCGAATCGGCGTTCGATCTCCGCTCGCTCCTCGGGGGTGCCGGCGCCGGCCAAGGCGGCCTCCTTGCGAGCGGCCGAGACTGCTCGGGCGTGCTTTTCGGCCCGAGCCATGTCCGCCGATAGTCGGTCAAGGTCAGCGACGGTGGCCTGAATATCAGCGCGGATCGAATCGAACGTCGCTTTGTTGGTGGCCTGCAATGCTGCGAGACTGTCACGATAGGCTTCGCCGCCAGCCTTGGCGTCAGCCCACATCCGCTGCATGGCCTCGGCGTTATCCGCTGCGATCTTGCGCATCGCCGCTATACCGGCACCAACGACCGCGATGATCGGGCTGAGCGCGAGCAAGGTGCGCATCACGGACCCGAGCCCGATACTCATCGCCCGCCAGACTTCAGTGAGGCCTTGGCCCGCGCGAATGAGTCCGGCAAGATCGCCTTGGGCCAGACCGTTGAAGACCTTGCTCAGCCCTTGGCCGGCGAGGCGCAGCTGGCCGATTTCCTTGCCGAGACCTGCGGCCGCATCGCCCGCGCGCTTTTTGGCGGCGGCGGCCTTCTCAGTCGCCTCGATCTGGCGGACGAGTTCCTGGGCGTGGGCCTTTTGCTCCTCGGTTGCAGCGCCGGTGCTGGAGGTGTTCCGCTCGGTTGCATGGCGGAGCTCCTGGGTGCGCTCCATGACCCGCTTCAGCTGGTCCTCGGTCGCGGTGAGGCCCTGGTCGCGCAGCAACGTGCGGATCTCGATCTCGAGGCTGGTGCGGGCTTCGGGCATGGGCTGAGGGGCGGGCCACGTCGGCGACGTGGCTCAGGGCTGGGGCTTGGCGGCCTCGAGGGCGGCGAGGCGGGCCTCCAGGGCGTCTAGGCGCTGGCGCTGTTGGCGGAGTTGCTGGCGGGTGGCTTGGGCGTAGTCGATGAGGAGGGGGACCAGCTTGCTCAGGTCCACTTGCCACTGGACAAAGTCTTTCTCGTCGTCCTCGGGGTGCGACTCCATGACCGGCTCGGGCGGGAGCCTGGGACGGATGGGCTGGCGGTCGTCGGGGGCGATGGCCGCGATGGCCTGCTCGACCTCGGCGAGGGCGGCGGCGCGGGCGGCGAGTTCTTCCGGGGCCGGAAATAGCTTGGCCTGTTGCTGCGCGGCCTCGACGGCGGCGCGGTAGGCTTCGCGGGCGGCTTTGTTGCGCTCGTGGCGGGCGTCCACGCGGGCCTTGCGGGCTCGCCAGGCGTCGTAGTCTACGGCTTGACCGTCGCCGGGGGTGACGGCACCAATCTCCACGAGGAGCGGGTGGACGGCGGCAAGCTCCTGCGCGATCGGGCCGATGCCCCGCTGGCTGTTGGCTCGCCACGCGTATTCTCGGATGCGGATGTCCTCGACGATGGCGGCAATTTCGGCGGAGGGGGCGGCGCGGATGTCGCGCTTGAGCCGGGCATCCGAGGAGGTGTTGTAGGCGGTCGCTGTGGTCGTGACGGAGATGCTGCCCACGGTCGTGGTATCCCGCTCAAAAAAAGCGATGGCGCCATCGCTTGTGCGCCGGCGCAAGTCCAGCGCGGCGCTTCCGTCTCGGGATGCCACGATAAGGCCCGAGGGTGACATGTAGGCTCCGTCCGTAGTGCCGGAAGTCGTGCTGAACCCATTATTCCCGCTCCACACATTCCCGGTCGCCCCGCTGGTCCCCGTCACATCTAGGCCGGTGGAGGAAAACTGCGCGATGCCTGCGCCCACCGAAGTGACAATCGTCGTCGAAGCCGCCGACCCGTTGCCTGCCAGCACTAGCCCAAGCGTCGGATTGCCGTAGGCTGTCCCCTGCCCACTTGCCAAAGTCGGGAAAGAGCCGGAGTTGCCAAGACCGACCAGACTGCCATATCCGGAGGTAACCGCCGGAGCGGTGACGCCCAGAGTCCCCGTCACCGAGAGGCCGGTGGAGGAGAAGCGACCCCTTTCGGAGTTGTTGACCCCGATAAGCACCGGGTTCGCGTCGAAGGTCGTTAGCACGGTCGAATATGCCGGTGAGCCGGATATCATAGTGGCGCCGGCCGATGTCTCGACACCGAGAACGGTCGTTGCTCCCGAGTTGAGGAGCAGCAGGCCGCGCCGGTTAGTGCCGGCAGCCGAGTGGCCAAGACCATAACCATCCGAGGTCATGCTCGTCGAAATCGCCCCCGTCGCACTCAGCGTCGTAAACGCCCCCGTGTTCAGGGTCACCGAGCCGATGGGGGTGTTGTCGATGGTGCCGCCCGTAATCGCGACCGCGCTCGCCGCCTGAGTCGCGATGGTGCCGATCCCGAGCGTAGTCCGTTGCGCGGCCGCGTCGGCATCGTCGAGCAGCGCTCGGCCGGCGGTGGTCAGGTCGGTGGTGGTGAAGGTGTCGCTGCCGGTTGCATAGATGAGCTTGTTGGCGGACGTGGTGACGCCGGCCAGGGCGGTGAGCGTAGCGTCGAGCGGCTGGTAAGAGCCGGTGAGGGCGGCGGAGCTGGTGGCGACGAGGCGCCAACGCGAACTGGTGGAGTCGTAGAGGAGCCAGGCGGCGGTGTCGGCGGCGAGGGTGTAGTCGCCGCTAAGGGCGAAGCGGTTGGCGGCGGTGGAGGAGCTGGAAGCGGACTTCAGCACGATGGGCTGGGCGCCAATGTTGACCAGGATGACTGCGCGGCCGGCAGCTACGCCGGCGAGGCCGGTGATGTCGCGGGAGGCGTCGGAGCTCAGGCGGACGACGTTGGCCGTCGCGTGGCCGGTGGGGGCGTAGTCGTTTTGGTTCGCGGTGATCTGCGCGGGGCTCAGCGCGGACTGGAACGCGACCGGGCCCGTGAAGCCCTGGTCGGCGGTGATGCGTTGGACCTGGCCGCGGGCGACGGAGAGGAGTAGCGAGAGCGAGAGGAGGAGGACGAGGGAGCGCATATCAGAGGACGGCGTTGACGAGCAGCTTGTAGGTGCCGGAGGCCGGGACGGCGGCGTCGAAGTCGAAGGTGACTCCTTCGGATGTGCGCGTGGACTCGCGCACGTAGACCCCGAAGGCCTGCCCGCTGTCGGGGATGGAGAGCACGCCCTGAACGAATCGGGGGGCGGCGGCGAAGGGCGAGTCGAACGCGACGGCCTTCGAGGTCTCGCCGGCGGTGAGGGTGACGACTTTGGCTTTCACGAGGTCGGAATCTCCATCGGGCAGAGTGATGTCCTCGGACAGAAACGCCCCGCCGCTGAAGCGGTACTCGAGGAGCACGCCGACGCCGCGGATGCTGACGGCTGAGACCTGCTCGACGAGAGCATCGGGGAGGCTCCAGAGCGGGGTGTCATCGTCGTTGGTGGAGATGAGGGCGGCCTGCCGGGGCAGCTGCCCGAAGTGAAGGGCCGCGTAGGCCTGAGCGGCTGCCAGCGTCGAGAAGCCGCAGTCGACGAGAAAGGAGACCTCGACCGCGCGCTCGCGGCCGTAGCCGCCGCGGGCGTCGGCGCGGAAGAGCGTGAACACGTCGTTTTGCTGCTCCCCATTGATCCGCAGCCCGATCGGCCCGAGGCGCTGCGCCGCCAGCGAGTGGGAGCAAAGCGTGGTGTTGGAATAGATGATTGGCACACGAGGTGGCGCAGCGGATGGACGGGTGGGATCTCGGCTCAGGCCGGGGCGGCCTCGCCGACATAGAAGGCGCGGGAGCCCGGCGTGCGGACGCCCTGGATCTCCAGCTCGCCGGCTCGGGGCGCGGTGGCGGCAAAGGTCTGCGGGAGCTGCCGGGGCGCGCCATTGTAGAGGGCGGCGTAGACGCCGGTGCCGGTGATGATCAGGTCGTCGCGCACGCCCGAGGCGCCGCGGACCGCACCGCCCTGCAGGGCGAGTAGATCGAGCATCTGCGCCTCGCTGAAGCCTTGCGGCTGGAGCGTTGCGGCGACATCGAGGCCGGCGATCTTCATGCCGACCAGGCCGCGGCCGTCCGTGACGATCGGGTCGGTGCGCAGGCTCGGGGTGATGGTGATCGGGCCGCGGGATTTGAAGCTGTCCCATGGCGCGGCCCCGAAGTCGGCGGTGTATTCCTGCGTCGGGATGTTCGCGGCGGTGGGGGCGGTGTCGCTGAGCGCGACCTTTGTGATCGTGTAGAGGTTGTTCGCATCGCCCCAGGCGGAACCCTCCTTCGGGAAGACCGCGAACGTGACAGCACCCAGGGCGGACTGGATGGCGGAGAGCCCGATCGCCGGCATGCCGATCACGGCGCCGTTGTGGAAGGTGATCCGGCGGTTCGCGGTGAGCGCGTCGACCTGGATGTATTCCTGCTCGATGATCGCGAAGTCGCCCGTGCCGGCGTCGGTGATGTCCAGGACCGCCCCGACGGTCTGGGCGATCGCGCCAGCCTCGGTGGTGTAGAGTTTCCCGTCGGTGCCCCAGTAGTAGAGCGTGCCAGCGACGACGCCGGCCGGGAGCGTGGAGCCGGGGAAGGCCACGACACGCACCGGGCAGCCGGCGCGCGGCTCGTCGGATCCGACCAACGTGATGACGTCAGTGCCGTGAGTGACGGTGTCGATGTCGTACCGCGGGGTCACCAGCTGGCCGATACTGGGATTGGTCCAGCGGTGAAGGACGGCGAGCTGCTCGTCGGTCCACTCGCCGACCGGAGTGCCGGCGAGCACGATGGAGCGATCGAGGGCACGGAGGGCGACCGGGCCGTAGGCGTCGGTCTCGATGCGGAAGAGATCGCGGATCGAGGTCTTGGCGAGACCGCCGCGGAAGTGGAAGGTCTGGCCGCGGTGCGTGAGATTGCACGGGCCTTCGAGCAGGGTGGCGAGGTTCATGGGATGGATTGGGAGAGCGGGTGCGAGGGATCAGTCGAACGTCGCCTGGGCGACGCCGCTGGGGATGAGGCCTGTCTTGTAGGCCACGGCGCGGACGGTGACGCCGGCGCCCGGAGCGAAAGGCGCGGCGTACAACGTGCCGTTTCCCGCGCGCGGATAGGAGCCGTCGAGGGTGTAGTAGATCTCCGCGGCGGCCGTGGAGGTGATGAGCGTGACTTCGGCTGCGCCAGATCCCTCGTCGGGGTCGATCAGCGGGAGCCCGCAGGAAACGGGCACATCGCGCGCCAGGCGCGTGAAGCTGAGGCTGTAGCTGTCCTTCCCCTCCACGTCCTCGGGCTGCATGCCGGCGAAGCTGAAGGTGCCGTGCGCGGTCACGAAGCGGTGGAAGAGCATCCGCATGCGTTCCGCGATCTGCTCGGCGGTCTTGCCCGTGCCGCTGTCGCCGTCGTTGATAATCGGGTCCACAATCACCTGCAGGGCCTGCTGGACCAGGAATTCGGGGCCGGGGGCGTCGGGATTCGACGGAATGAGCGTGGGCTTAAGGATGAGGATGACCGCGCCGGCCTTGCCGCCCTTCTCGGTGATCGTGCCCAAGGCTCGCTCGATCTCGTTCTCGGTGACGCCACGGCGCTCCGCGATGACGGTGAGGTCCACGCAGTACTCGTCGCTTTCGGCGCGGGCCTCGAAGTCGGTCTGGTCCTGGAGAAGCGGATCCATCGGTCAGGACCCTCCCTTGGGCTGTCGTCGCTCCCAGAGGAGCCTCGCGTAGGTATCGCATGCGCGCACGGCCTCAGCCGCAACCCGCTCGGGATGCGGCAGGATGGTGGGATCCGGCCGGTGCGTGGTGGAGCGCACGAGCCAGAAGATCACACGGGTATTCTGGACGCTGGCGAAGAAGACGCGGAGCTGGCCGTTGACCCGGCGGCGGCGGATCAGGGAGCGGGCGCCCTGGACCAAGGCCGGCATGCGGCGGGAGACCTTGGGGTTGTACTCGATAGAGAAACGAAGGTCGGAGAATTCGCTGGCGCGTTTGCCGTGCGCCTCGGGGATTGCCGGGATGGTGAGGAACTTCTTCACCCGCGGGCGCACGGTGCCACCGTCTAGCCGGAGGCGAATACCCACCTGGTTGACCGATACGATCACGGAGTCGCCCTGGATCCGGAACTGCGTGGCGCGGGCCGCTCCGGCGTAGTAGTTGGTGCGGCGGCCGCCGAGGGCGTTCGGCCGCTGCGCGTTCAACCCGAAGAAATGCGTGCGATAGGTGTTCCGCGCTGCCCGGCCGATGATCGGCTGGATCCGGTCGGGAGTGAGCCCAGCGCGCAGGGAGGCGACCGCCGGGGTGGCGGTGTCGCGGAGATCCACCTGGAAGCCAAGGCCAGCCATTACGAGGTCCCTCCGATGAAGCGCAGAACCCCGCCCACGATCTCTGCAACGCCCGCGAAATGCTCCTGCAAGGCGGCCTGCAGGGCATCGCTGCGGACCTCGGCCGAGGCCTGGAGGTCGCGGTTGAAGCCGCGGTCCTCAGGAAGCAGCTCGGTGTCGCGATCGATGAGGCCGAGGGCGACCGCCTCCTCGCGGGAAACGTCCTCGACGTCCATGCCGCTGTTGAAGTCGAAGGGCGGGTACGGCGTGCCGAAGCGGGAGATACGCGTCCAGATCGGGTCGTTCTTCAACGCGATCATGCGCGGGCCGTAGAACTCGCCACCGGCGTCGCGCCAGCGCGCGGCCCAATCGCGCTTGTTGGCCGAGTCGATCACGCGGACCAGCTCCTGGGCCGGCCAGAGGTCGAGGATGGACGGATCCTGCCCCTGCTTCCAGGAGCCGTAGCCCTGCGCCATCTGGAGGTTCTGGTCGAGGATGAGGTTGAGGCGCGCATCGGAGCTGAGGTCGGTGAGCGTGTCCTCCTCGCCCGGCGCCGGCCGGTAGCCCAGCTCCTCGAGGAGTTTCTTGAGCTCGGCGCGCTTGGTGGCGCGGTCCACCGTGCCGGTGAGCAGGTCGGAGACCGCCTCGTCGGCACGGCCGAGGAATTCCGCGTTGGTGACGCCGGCGGAGAAGAACGCCCGCTCGCGCAGCTGCAGCGGGATCTCCTGCAGCAACTGCGTTCGGAAGTCGGTCGGCAGGATCGAGCGGACCTCGCGGGAGTCGATCGCCTCGGCGAACGGGAGCGGCGTGCGGAAGATCATGCGGTCTTCCCTTTCCTCAGCTCGCGCACGGGAGCGCGTTCGTTGGTGATGATGACCTCGGCGTAACGGGCGGCGAACCTGGCGCCGGTGTTGTTCGCAATGCCGCGGGCGCGGTCCACGCGCTTCATCGTGTAGCCGGCCATCAGGGCGCGCACCTGGTCGCAGTCCTTGAACGTGAAGATCCACAGGCCGCGGAGTTTCCTCACTGCGGCGCAGAAGCGTTCGATCGTGACCTCGTCCCAGCCGTCGTAATTTTTCCCGCCTGCCTCAGGATAAGGTGGATCGAGAAAGAAGAGCGTCTCTTCGTGATCGTATTGCGCGAGGAGGTATTCCCAGGAGCGCTGCTCGATCGTGGTACGGTCGAGCCGTCGGTTGAGGGACTGGATGGCGAGCAGCCGCTGGGCGCGCGAGGTCAGCGGCTGCGTGCGGGCGATGGCGAAGTGCTGGCCGTGGCCGCCGAAGGATAGCTTGTTGCGGATAAACCAGCGGGCGGCGCGCTGGATCTCGGTAAGGCCGGGCTGGGCGCAGTAGTCCTCGAAGTCGCGGCGGGAATTGAGCACCATGTCCAGCTCGTCCAGCAGCGCGTCGCGGTGGTACTTCACACAGCGGTAGAACGACACGAGGTCCCCGTTGATGTCGTTGATGACCTCGAGGCGGCTGGGCTGCTTGGCGAGAAAGACGGCGAGCCCGCCGCCGAAGACCTCCACGAAGGCCGTGTGCGGGCGGATCAACGGGAGGATGAACTTGAGCAGGCGCTGCTTGCCTCCAGCCCAGCCGACGACGGGCCGGGGACGGGGCAACTCGGACTGGAGGTCATCGAACATCAGGCGAGTGCCTCGCGTGCGAGCGGCCCGTCGCCGTGCAGGCCGAGGAATTGCAGCGGCGCGCCCCTCGCCAGCTCCGCGCAGCTCCACTGCGCCCAGGCGAGGCGGTGCAGGTAGGAAAGGACTGCATTGCGATCCGCGCTGAACTTATCGAAGGGCGCGAGGTAGCTGGCGACTTCGGCGTAGTGCGCCGACGGGTGGCAATGCACGGGCAGGCCTGCGATCATGGCCTCGATCCCGGCCGTGCTGTTATAGGTGAGCACGGCGCCGACCTTGGAGAAGGCTTCGGACAACGTGCCCTCGTCGAGGCGAACGTGGGGCAGCCGTAGCGTCGTGATCGTGTGCTTCGGATGCGGCCGATAAAGGATCTCCCAGTTCTGCGCCGCGAAAACCGCGGCCTCCTCGGTGAGCCAGCCGGCGAGCGCCTCGGGTCCGAGGTTGTGCTGGGCGTCGTGCGGCACCTGGCCGAGGACGAGCAGCTGCTTGCCGCGACCCTGCACGGGCTGTGCAACGTCCAGGCCGAGCGACTCGAAGCGCGCGGCATCGGGCGCGCGCGGCGGGATCCAGCCGATGCCCCCGAAGCCGAGCTGCGAGTAGCCATCGGGATCCCCGCTGCCGGCGCAGCGTCTGAGGTAGCCCAGCTCCATGATCAGCAGCGGCACGCCAAGCCCGCGCCAGCGAGCGCGGAAAGCGGCGTCCCGCGGATGGTGGCCCCAGCAGACCACGAAACGCACGCGGTCGGAGCGGTCTGGATCCGTGAAGAGTGGTTCGCCGCCGAGCGCGCGGACGCCATCGGCCATGGCCTGGACGCGGCAGCCAGCGAGGCTGTCACGGGTCTTGATGATGGCGCGCCAGGTGTTCACAGGCCAGAGAGTTTGTCGCGGGTGAAGCGGCGCGGGGTCGAGGTGACGACCTCGGCGGCCGGGCCGGAGATCACCTGGTCGGTGACCTCCGCAGGTTGCTCGATTGCGAACCTGCAGGCGGCGACCTGCTCGAGCTTCCGGATCGCCTCCTTGTACTCCTGTTCGCGGCTCGAGGTCATCAGCGAACGCGTCGGCAGGCGGTTAAGCGCGCGGTAGCGGATGATCGCGATCGCGTCGGCCTTAAGCTCGAGCGGGATGGTGGCACCGTCTCCGAGCTTGTTCTGCCGGCACGCCGCGACGTAGCCGCGGATCTCCTGGACAACCTGACCGACCGTCCCGTCCAACGGGTCGGACTGGCCGGACTGGAGTGCGGCGGTCTGCAACGCGGATTTCTCCGGACCGGTGAGCGCGGTGAGGACGTCGGTGACGGTGAGGGTTGACCAGGACATGGAAGTGCGGGAGGCGGGTTCTAGAAAGGCCCCACCGCCGGGCGGCGGGGCCTCGAAGAAATCACCAGCCGGCTCAGAGGTCCGAACCCGCGGTGACGGTGACCGAGCGGATGCCCAGGCCCGTGACCACGATGTTCGAGTAGTGCTCGACGGAGACCTCGGTGAACTTCGAGTGCTCCTGCCGATAGACGCCGTAGCGCTGGCCGCCCCGGCTGGACGACACGAAGCGCTTGATCGAGCTCGGGTCATCCTTGCCCATGCCCTGAAGGGCGAGATAGGCGAACACCCGCGAGCCGAGCGTGACCGCTTTCGCGGTCGCGCTGCTCTGGTAGCGCGCCTTGATGATCTCCACCACGTCGGCGCCGAGATACTGCGCCAACTGCTGCGGGGTGAACTCCGCACGGTGCCCGCCGTTCTCACGGCCGGCGACCTCGTAGACATCCAGGCGGGTGTGCCAGGCGGCCTCGCCGATCGCGAAGACGTTCGGGAAGATCCCGCACGCATCGGCGCCGGCGCGGGCGGCCGTGCGCAGATCCTTGTCGGGATTGCTCGCGGCTGCCCAGGTCACGCCTTCGTTCGTATCGGACCCGTCCAGGGCCGTGAAGCCTCGGCGCAGGTCGTTGCGCGCGAGCCGCTGCAGGAGCCGCTCGATCACCGCGGTGACTTCGGCCTCGACGTCGTCGGTCTGGTCGTGGTCGATGCAGACCGTGAGGCCCTTGTTCAGCGTCTTGCTGGAGGTCTCGGTGCCGGTGTACTCCACCTTCTTGAAGGGAGCGCCGATCGCGCGGATGTCGTCCACCTCGGAGAGGAACGCCTCCGCATTCGCGGCCTTCTTGAAGTCGAAGCGGCGGGCGACCGGCACCGCGGGGAAGAGGCGCTGGAGCAGCGCGTCGATGTTCTCGGGATCCTTCCAGCCGACGGTGTAACCCGTGAGCTGTTCGGAGAAGTGGCCCGCGACGAAGCGGCTCTCGTTGGCCGCGCAGATGACACCGTGCGGGTTGCGCCCGCCGGGGCCGAGATCCTCGGCGAGCGGCGCGAAAGCCGCCAGCGCGGGAAGGATGAGTTTTTGGTTCTTGGACATGGGATGGATGGAACTGAGGTTGGGTTGAGGGGGGGGGACGCCCGGCCTGAAGGCCGGGCGCGTGGTCAGGTGGTCGCGAGCGCCACGTCGGCGTCGCCGTTGAGGGCGGCCGCGATGGCGCGGACGTCATCGCCGATTTTCTCGGCCTCGGCGGCAAGGGCGGCGAGGTCGGCCGACGCGGCAGCGGCGACGCCGTTGGTGCTGGTGAGCGCCGCGATGACGATGAGCTTGCGCGGCCGGCAGGACTCCATCGCGATCACGTCGCCATCCGCATCGGCGGCCTGGAGGGCACGGCCGACCCGCCAGTAGGTGCCGGCGGCCGTGGGCTTGATGCCGACCTTGCCGGAAGCGAGCAGATACAGATCGGCGTCGAGCGTGATGGCCACGCCCGCCACGACCGGCACCGTCTTGTTGGTCAAGCCGAGCAGCTCGACGTTGACGGGCTCCTCCGCGGCGCTGGCCTCATCGGTGATGACACCGAGCGGCTTGTCCGAGGCGGCGGTGACGACCACGACGTGATCAACGTCGGCGCCGGTCTTGCCGATAAGGTAGCGGGTGGAGATCGCGGCCGCGGACAGCTTGGTGACGCTGTTTGCGTGCCGGCCCCAGTTCGGGGCGAGCGTGTTGGTCGCGACGACCATGCCGCTGCGACCGTTGAGACGGCTCACATTGGCGACGACAAAGACCGTGCCGGTGATGATGCCGGCGACGGCGAGCACGCTCACGGTTTCCTGGGGCGCGAGGAACGCGCACAGGGCCGCGAGGGCGAGGATGAGGGAGAAGAGGAATTTCTTCATGGGATTGGTTGGTTGAGTTGCGGACGGGAGTGGAAGGAGGGGCGGGGGCTCAGTCGGCCTTCGCGTCCTCCTGGAAGAGTTCGGGCTTTTCGAGCCGGACCGCATTGTACGCGGTGACCCGGTCGCAGCCGGTGGCCTTTTGCTTGGCGGAGACCGCCTCGTTGACCGCGGTGATCTTGGCCCTGGAGGTCGGATCGGCGCGGCGCGAGCCGAGCCCCTCGGTCTTCGACTTCGTGTTGACCGCGACCTTGAGCTTCTGCAGCTCGCCCTCGACCGCCTTGAAGTCGGCGCCCTGGGCGGTGAACTTCGCGAGCCAGTCGGCGCGCTGCGCCTCGGTGATCCGGCCCTCGTTGATGGCGCGGGTGAGTACCAGGCCGGCGCGCTCGGTGCGCTCGGCGGCGAGCTGCGTGCGCAGCGTCGCGGCCTCGTTCACGGCCGTGGTGACCTGCGTCTGGGCGGCGGTGATCTGCGTCTGTAGGATGGACTTTTCGTTGGCCGCGGTGGCGAGTTGGCCGGCGTCGGTCACGAGCTTGGTCGCGACGGGCACCGCTTCGTTGGCAGCGGACACTACCTGCTCGTCGGTGACGGAGGTCGCATTCGCGATTGGGCGGCCGAGGGCCGCGAGGAGGGCGATGAGTACGGTTTTCATTGCGGGAGGGTTGGTGGTTTCTGACGGGAGGGCCTCGTTGAGGCCGATAAAAGTGCCGGGGATCTGCGGCTGGTTGGTGAGGCCGATGGAGAGGATCTCCACCGGGCGGAAAGCCGACCGGCCGCGGAAGGTGGTCGGGACCATGCCCCAGACGGGGCTGTAGCTCGTGTAGGCGGGCGCCTCGCCGCCCACCAGGCGCTGGCCCTGCTCGTTCCAGGCGAAGCGCATCGAGAGCCCATCGTCTTCGACTCGTGTCTCGCGCAGCCGGCCGACGGCCTCGGTGCGGGCGCCCGGGTTCGCGCGTCGCCAATCCGGGTCCTCGGGGTGGCCGGTGTAGATCGTCTTGCTCCGGCATATCGTTGCGACGCTGTTCATCTTCCACTTCAAACCC